GAATCATTTTTAAGTGGAGTATATAAAACAGATATTTTAGAATTATCGGATTGGAATGTTAAAACTGCACTAGAAAATGCAGGCATAACTGTATTTGCAGAGGCAAGACCCACAGATAAACAACAAGCACAGTGTCTAGATGCAGGTAATAGTGGTTATCAAGGAGTTCTTCAAACAACATTATATGATTCGGGTTGGAAAAATTTTGCTGCTGGAGAATACTGGATGTGGGTTTCTGATCCAGAAAATCCAACTAGAAATAATGCAAATAATGTTTCCGAAAGAGCAATTTGGGAAAATCATATAAAAAATAATGAAGCAAGTATAATTTTTAGAATACCATTGAACGGAATAGAGAACTATTTCTTTACACGAGATGCATCAAATGTAAGAAATTTATCAAGTGATCCGTTTGGTTTACCAAGTTCTATAACACATAGTGGTCAAACAAGAAACTTTAAAAATTGGTCAGGAATTAATTTGGTGTCAAGTCCTTTTTGGTATTTACATGTTCTTTATGGATTGTCTGATCATTATAGATTATATAATAAATTAAAATATAATTCATCGAATAGATTTGATGTTAAATTATCAACATCAAATTATATTGCACTTCCTTTAGATGTATTTGCTATAAACCATATTAGCACATGGGCGGATAATAGTTCACAGAGTAAAGATAAATATTATGTTGTTACAAACAGCGACCCCACAGTTCCTGCAACTTCAGGTTTATTTTATAGTCCAGATTTCAATAGCGCAACCTATTTAAGCAATCCTGCAACATATAGTGGTGGATTTTGGATAAAGAGTTCGGGTGGTAATTGGGAGTTTTGGAATAATAATGTAAGAAAAAGAACATTTTCAGAGTTTGTAGATTTTATAAAACGATTTAGTGATAATGGTTATCCAATATCGACCACAGGAAAAACTGGAAGTCAACTATACGCAAATGACTATTGGAGTCAGAATATTCTTAAAGATTTGATATAAATAATTTAAAGGTATATTATGGAAGATAAAAAGAGTATTGACAATAAGTTAGAAGATGCTTTTAATTTGCCAAAATCTGTTGGTGAAATAGTAGAGCAAGAACCAGTTATTCTTACACCAATAAATAAAAACGATGTAGCATCTGAAGATTTTCAAGCAGTTCGGTCAAATCTTTATGATATTATTGAAAAGGGAAATAAAGCAATTGAAGGAATTCTTCATGTTGCTTCAGAAGGTGACTCCCCAAGAGCATACGAAGTAGTATCTCAACTGATTAAAAGTGTAGCAGATGCAAATAAAGATTTACTACAATTACATAAACAATTAAAAGAAATAAAACAAGAATCCCCTGCTTCAACACAATCTGCACAAAATATCACAAATCAATCTATATTTGTTGGTAGTACAACAGAATTACAAAAACTTTTAAGAGGCAAAATGCAGGAGATCAGACAACTTGAGACTGATCAATGATAGGTGATAAAAACTCATATCTTGGTAATCCGAATCTTAAGAGAACAAATGTTCCAGTCAACTTTACTCAAGAGCAAGTTGAAGAATATTTAAAGTGTTCTCAAGATCCTGTTTACTTTATGAAAAACTATATTAAGATTGTAAATCTTGATAAGGGACTTGTCAATTTTGATCTATATCCGTTTCAAGAAAAACTAGTAAATCTAATAAGAGAAAATAGATTTGTCATCGCAAAGATGCCTCGTCAGTGTGGTAAATCCACAACAATCATTTCCGATATTCTGCATCATGCATTGTTCAATCCAAACCAGACTATTGCTATCTTAGCAAATAAAGAAAAGTTGGCTAAAGGACACATGGACCGTTTAAAGGTTGCTTATGAAAATTTACCAAAATGGTTACAACAGGGTGTTAAGGAGTGGAACAAACACTCTATAGAATTAGAAAATGGTTCAAAGGTAATATCATCTGCTACATCTGCTTCTGCTATCCGTGGTGGATCTTTTAACTATATTCTTCTAGATGAGTTCGCACATGTCCCTGAAAATATAGCAAATGATTTTTATAGTTCTGTTTATCCCACAATCACATCTGGTAATACATCCAAAATGGTTATAATTTCTACACCATATGGATTGAATCTTTTTTATAAACTGTGGATAGAAGCAATAGAAGGAAGAAATAGTTTTAAATATATCGATGTTCATTGGTCTGATGTTCCTGGTAGAGATGATGCTTGGTATAAACGAGAAGTTCAAAATTTAGGTGAAGATAAATTTAGAACTGAACACGAGTGTGATTTTATTGGTAGTACTAATACTCTTATCTCTGCAGATAAACTCAGAACTATGGTTTATAAAACTCCAATTCATACCTCTACAGATGGATTGAGAGTTTATGAAAAACCCGTGGTTGATTCTAAGAATCCAGCAAATAATCATACTTATGTTTTAACCGTAGACACCGCAAGAGGAACTGGTCAAGATTATCATGCCTTTACAATTATTGATATAACCAAAACTCCATATAAAGTAGTTGCTACTTTTAAAAATAATGAAATATCACCTATGGTATATCCTAATGTCATATATCCAATAGCGAAACAATATAATGATGCTTATATATTAGTTGAAATAAATGATATTGGTGGTCAGGTGGCGGATCTTCTCCATAATGAACTAGAATATGATAATATTTTAATGTCCAGCATTAGAGGAAGAAAGGGTCAAACCTTAGACGGTGGATTTGCTGCAGGTAGTCAAGTTCAACTGGGACTACGCACCACAAAGGCTGTAAAGCGTCTAGGATGCTCTATATTGAAGTCTTTGATAGAATCCAACAAACTACTCATAGCAGACTACGATATCATACAGGAATTGGTGTCTTTTATTTCAAAAAATAATTCCTTTGAAGCAGATTCGGGACATAATGATGACTTGGTTATGTGTATGGTTCTTTTTAGTTGGCTAACCACTCAGAACTATTTTAAAGATTTAACCAATTTGGACATAAGAAAGACTGTGTTTGATGAAAAATTAAAACAATTAGAAGAAGAAATGACACCATTCGGAGTAATTGACGACGGAATTGTTATGTATGGTGAAGAAAAAGATAACACAGGAACGGTTTGGAGGGATGCCGAAAATAGAAATAATGATTTTTATACATAACCTTAGACCAAAATAGGCGAATAAGGAGAGAAAAATGGCATTTCAACTAAGTCCCGGTGTAGAAATTAGAGAATTTGATCTTACTTCAGTAATTCCTGCCATTGCAACAACCCCAGCTGGCTACGCTGGCTTTTTTCAATGGGGTCCAGCAGATACAAGAGTATTGATTGAAACAGAAAAACAATTAACAGATGTTTTTGGTAAACCATATAATGAAGCAACTTATGCCATAGACTGGTATGTTGCTTCAAATTTCTTATCATATGGTGGTGCTCTTCAAGTTGTAAGAGCAGTAGGAGCATCCGACATAAATGCAACTGATGCATCAGACGCAGATGGAGTAACAATCAAAAGTCGTGAAGATTTCGAAAAACAATTCGCTACTGCTAATGCTTCATATAATGGTTATGGATTTAAATGGGCAGCAAAATATCCGGGAGAATTGGGCAATAGTTTGAAAGTAGTCGTTATCGATTCCAACGATCCTAGTACAACAAATACAACCGATTCTTGGTCAACATATACCGATATTTACGGTGTTCCAGGAACATCAGATTATGCATCGGCAATTAATACTGATGCAAAGGATGAAATTACTGTATTGGTAATTGATGAGGATGGTGCATGGACTGGTCAAAAAGGAACGGTTCTAGAACAATATATTAAAATTTCTAAAGCAACAGACGCAAAATCTGGAGATGGAAATAGTATTTTCTGGAGAAATGTAATTAATAATCGTTCTAAGTATGTTTGGGTTGGTGATAAACCAGATTCCGGAGACTATAAAGCAGGCGCAGGAACTTTGGCTTGGGACTCTGCAGTTTCTCCATCATCAACATTTAAAATTCTTTTAGATGTTGAAAATTATTCTCTTGCTGCTGGTGCTCATGATTTAACACCATCCGAATCTGATAAAGTTTCAGCATTTAGAGAACAATTCTCAAATTCTGAAGATGTAGATGTTTCTTTATTGATTGCTGGTCACATGACTGCAGCAAACGCAAAAGAAGTAGTTACAATTGCAGCAAATCGTCAAGATTGCATTGCATTTGTTTCTGCAAAACCACTAGATGTTTTAAACGCAACACTACAATCAGATGATGCAACATTCACCGTTTTAAATAATTACAGAACAACAGTGGGTTCATCATCATATGGTGTAATGGACGGCAATGCTAAGTATCAATATGATCGTTATAACGATAGATTCTTATATGTCCCACTTTGTGGTGACACCGCTGGTTGCTGTGTAAGAACAGATAATACCAAAGAACCTTGGTATTCACCAGCAGGATATGATCGTGGTCGTATCAATAACATAGTAAAATTAGTATGGAATCCATCAAAGACCTATAGAGACAAACTTTATAAGAATAACATCAATCCAATCGTATCTTTCCAAGGATCTGGTGCAATTCTCTTCGGTGATAAGACTCTACAAAGCAAGCCAAGCGCATTTGATAGAATCAATGTTCGCAGACTATTCAATGTTCTAGAGAAGACAATTGCTACAGCAGCTAAGTTCCAACTCTTTGAATTCAACGATGCATTCACAAGAGCACAATTTAGACAATTAGTTGAGCCTTTCCTTCGTGAAGTTCAAGGTAA